GCCATGCCTGCACCTGGCGGCCCAGGGTCAACTCCTGCTCTGGCGTCAGCAGCTGATGGCGGCCGGCCTGATCCAGGAACCAACTGGAGCTGGTCATGGCTGGGGCCTCATCGCTCCATCCTTTGGTAGTCCAGCCAGAGGGCCAGAGCGAACAGCGCGAATGGGGCGGAGAGCACCACCAGGGCCGCCAGGCCTCTCAGGTTGTCATCCATCGGCCCAGTCCTCCAGTTCGTCGGCAATGGCGTGGATCTGCGCCTTGCCGCGGTGCATACTGAGCGCAGCGGCGCGGAGGGCGGTGGCAGCCAGCCGCGCCATCCGCGGCGCCTCTCGCGGAATATCGGCCGGGTCTAATACGTACGCCTGTTGCGTCAGCTCGGTCAGCACCGCCTGCGCGGCGGGGGAGAGGGGGCGGCTCATCGGTCGGCCTCCGTGCGCAGCATCTCGGCCCACTGCGAACCGTTGGCGATGGTGTTGGAGCGCTGCTGTAGCCAGTCGGCTACGGCGTGGATTGCGGCGCGGGCTTGACAGTTGCAAACATCGTGACCGCTATCAATAGCTGCACTGGTGTATCTATAGGTAGGATCATCGTCATCATCACATGCACTCTGATCCAGTTCATTATTTAGCCAATCTTCGCGCATGGCGGCAGCTTTCACGCTCTCCACCAACCCACCAGTAGGCGCGGGCGGTGGGGTGGGTTCGGGGGCGGCCGACGAGTAGGCCGGGATGCTGTCCAAGTAATCCTGAACGCCCATTGATTCACGGGCCCAGCGCTTTGCTGCCTCAATCCCCTCTGGGGTCATGCGGTCGTGCTGGCCCATACCGAGGTAGCGCCTGATGGGCTGCCCTACCGGGCTGCTTGCGCCCAGGTGATGCCAGAGCACCCATAGCAAGGGGGCGGCCGCGAAACCTACAGCTTTGCTGGTTGATCCGCAGCCGGGGGTGACAGGCGCGGGCGGCGGGGTGGGTTCCACCTCCTGGCACGCATTGAGCACAGCAATGGCGATCCGCGGCGCCCAGTTCAGCGGATCGCCAATCACGGTGCCAGGCGGCATTTCGCGGGCTAGCCATTCGCCAAAGCGATCGATGCCCGCTTCGATGCTGCTGCTCAGCGGGGCGGGCTGGGTCAGCAGATCCTCCTGGCGAGGCTGGGAGGCGCCAGGGAAGGCGTACAAAATGTGTTCCCCAATGGGTAGATCTCCGACGCTAGGCAGCCATGCGATAACCGAAGCATTGCAACCTGGACCGGGTTTTTTCTGTACCCACAGCACGGGAACCACCTCCCGCTCCTCATCCGTGGCCACCATTTCCGTGGCGCCCCGGGAATGGTCTGCTGGCCCAGCCGGATCTTCAATCTCTGGTAGGGCGGAGAACTCTACCCAAGGGCATCCGCCTGGGTTGTAGCTGTTATACCAAAGTCGCCCCTCTCCGCAGATGGCGTACATTTGATCCCCGCAAAACGCCACGCTGGCAAACCGACGGCGGCGTTCTGTTGCCTTGTGTGGTGCTGTCATGGTCAGATCCTCGCAGGGGTAACAGATTCCGGCTGGTCTTGATATTTTCCCTGGCGGTCCTGATAGGTGGTCTCGCAGGGTTCGCCCTCGAAAAACAGCAGTTGGCACACGCCTTCACCGGCGTAGACGCGGCAGTCGGCGCCACTGGAGTTGCTGAACTCCAGCGTGAGATGCCCCTCCCACGCTGCCTCTGCTGGCGTCATGTTGAGGATGACTCCCAGGCGTGCGTAGGTGGACTTGCCCAGGCAGATCACCGTGATCATGGGCGGGACTCGCAGACGCTCCAGAGCCACGCCAAGCCCGTAGGAGTGGGCCGGCAGGATGAAGTAGTCGCCGTGTTCGTCGTGATGCAGCTGCGTGGGTTCCAGGTTGGCGTCGTTGAACTGCTTGGGGTTCATCACCGTGCCCGGCACGTGGCGGAAGATCAGGAACTCCTTCGCCGAGAGGCGGAGGTCGTAGCCGTAGGAGGAACAGCCATAACTCAGCACCGGCGCCAGGCGAGAGGAGGGTAAGAGATGTCGCACCAGGCGCGGCTCAAACGGTGCGATCATGCCGGCGGCGGCTTGTTCCCTGATCCAGCGGTCGTTCTTAAGCATCGGTTTCTGGGGCGGGGGGTTCGGGGAGTGGTTGCCAGTGTGTGGGCGGATGCACCTTGGATTCGGTTTTTGTTATTACACGTAAATCACAAAGCCAATACTGCGATCTTCTTGAAGTATTCAAATTATCTGCACATCTGCCAGGTGCTACACGCCACCAATGGGTAGCGCTTGGACGATACAGCATAATTGGCCTATCTTTTGGCGCAGTCTCAATAGGTTGCCAGCTCATGGCCTAACCCTCGTGAGCACCACCAGTACCAACGCACCAGCGACGGCACAGAGCGAGGTGGTGAGGATGATCGCGGCTGCGACCATCGTGCAGTCGTCAATCATTGCCGGAGGCCTCCAGTGCTGTTTCGCTGTAGCGGGGCAGGTTGAAGCCCGGGGGGAGTTGAAACGATCGCTGCCGGCTGGTTGGTCGACGGCTGCGTGGTGGCCGGGTCCTGGCGTCGATCCGTTCAGCGGCGGCGTGCGCCTTGACGGTCAGCTCAGCGCCGTCAATCACGTCGATGCCGCCGTTCTCAGGGATGGCGTCGGCCATCGTGGTGGCGACCTGCAGCAGCAGCTCAAGGCGCCGCACCAATGCCGCGTTGCGGTTGTCGCCGCGGCGGGCCGGAACGATTTCGCAAATGGCCTCGATAGCCTGGGAGATGGAGTCGGTCATGTCAGGCAACCCGCCAGGTGCGGCGCTCAACAAGCTGGGCGCCGGTGATAGTTTTCCCTGCCTTGAGATCTTGCGCCATAGCTTCTTTGTCAAAAGATACACTTACAATCTTGCGCTGATATGCGTCGGGCAGATTTTCTGGCTCAATTTCTGGGTCAATCTCGACCCTTTTGCTCTTGCGGCTGCGTAAGCCGTTATCCTGGAAATCCCACTTGGTCTCGTCAGGGTCAACCTTGCCGAGTGCCGCCACAAGGCGCCCCATCAGGGCCTCCGCCCGGCTTTCGTCGGCCCTGGCAAGCTCCTGTAGCTGCCTGGCTTTGGCCTTCCTGGCCTCGGCCCTGGCCTGAAGGTTGCTGATCACCCAGCACCAGGCATCACCCTTGGCGTTGAGCTCAATGCGGTTGTCCGCTTCAGCGGTGATCAATTCCTCCAGTTCGGCATAGATGGCCGCTGCATCGGCATCAGGGTCTAGGAGATCAGCGGCGACCGTTTCGATCTGACTGGCAATCCGCGCTTGGCGGCCCGTGAGGTCGTAGAGGGTTGTGGTGGTCATTGGAGGGTGGTGCTGCGTTGGGACGGTGTCAGCGCTGGATGGTCGTTGTGGTCCAGCTCGCTCAGGTCGGGCTCGTCCGTCGGGGCGTCTATGGCCGCGAGCCATTCCTCGCCTCGCTGAACCTCTGCCTGCCGCTCCCGTTCGGCGGCTGCCTCCGCGTCAGCGACGGCGATGCGGGCCTCCTGAACCGCCCGCTGAGCCCTCCAGCAGGCCGTCTCAGCCTTGGCCTTGGCGGCAGCGGCGTGGAACCGGGGGGCACCCGCCAGGGCGGCGCGGGCCTCGGCAATGGCGCGGTCCAGGTCGTCCAGCGTGGGCCAGGGGCGGGGCTGGGTGCCGGGGATGGCAATGGAGTTGCCGTCAACCCAGATCTCATCCCCCTGGCGGGGGGCGCGGGTCAGGGTGAGGCTCGCCTCCTCGAGCATCTGTGAGTCGGGATTTATCCGATCGCCGTGGCCGTACCAGGCGCGACCGTCTGGGGTGGTGTGGATCGCCCCTGGCTGGGAGCGTGCCAGCGGCAGGGCCATTGGGATGGGGATGGCGGTCATCGTGGGGGGGGGTGGTGGAATGGGATGGTTTCAGTCGACTACCCAGTCCTCCAGTTGGCTTGGGCGATCACCGGCAGGTATTTCGCTGCAGTTGCCGCTCAGGCCGCTGCAGTCGCCACGCAGGCCGCTGCAGTCGCCGCTCAGGCCGCTGCAGTCGCCATACAGGCCGCTGCAGTCGCCGCTCAGGCCGCTGCAGTCGCCATACAGGCCGCTGCAGTTGCCATATAGGTCGCTGCATGGACCTAAGATTTTTTCACCGTTGATACAATGCCAAAGTTCATTGGCTATCCGTTTGAGTGGCTTTGTTGCCATGATTGCAAGGTGATGGGGTGATGGGACAGCGTTGGACTCAATCAAAAACCGCTCCTTCTGTGCTAAATGTAACCCTAATTTTGTTCGCGTTTGCGATGCGGCCCGCTTCTCCTAGTGCATTTCTAACGTACACGCCAACGTAGCTCTTTAGGTTATCCGGTAGACCGATGAAACGGGACAACCCTTCGCCGAACAATCGTAGAAGTTCCTTGGGTTGATTCCGGGACTTATCAGCTTGTTGCCACAGGCTGATTACTTGTTCCCATGTTTCCTTATCTTCTTGGGATTGGAATTGCACCAAAGACTTTGTAATTATCAGAGAGTTGTAAGCAGGATTGATCCAGTTGGCCATGGTGGTAGCAAGGTGGGATGGTGATGGGACAGCGTTGGACTCAGCCGGCCACTGCCGGGTAGAACCGATCGAGGTAGCGCTCCAGCGCCTCCCGCAGGGCGACCAGCGGCGCCAGGATCGGGGCCAGGGCCGGCAGCGGCTGCAGAGGCTCGGCGTGCACCAGCTGGGCGGCGCGGTCGCTGATGGCCTCCAGTTCCTGCCTGCAGATGCAGACGGCGGCGTAGGTGGCAGCGGCGGCGGCCAGGATGGCGGCGGCGATCTGCTTGCGATGCACCCAGATGAACCGGGCGACCTTCAACAAAACCAAGGCGATGACGACACAGACAATGGCGACAAGACGCGCCAGGTCGGCGATGGATTTCATGGTGGGAAATGCTGTGGGAACCACCGGGGCGCTCTGGCCTCGCCGGTGATGTGAAAATGGTAGCACCACCTGATGGGGTGGTGTCAAGGGGGCTTGCGGGCCCCCCGTACTGCCGCGTCCACGGCTCTATCAGCACCGCGGCGTTTGAGGAGCTGAAGCACTCCTCGGAGGCAGCTTGCCAGAGGCAAGAGGAAAACAATAGCGCCACATTCAGCTGCGGATCTGGATCGGCATCACCAGGTAGGTGAACGCCGACTTATCCACGGGCTCCAGCACGGCGGGGGTGGTGGGGGCGTTGCAGCGCAGCAGCACCTGGTCCGAGGTCATCGCCTTGAGGCCATCCAGCAGATACCGGACATCAAAGGCGATCTCGATCGGTTCCCCTTCGGCGACCACCGGCAGGGATTCGCTGCCGCGGCCCACGTCTTTGGCGTCGGCAAGGATCGTGACGGCGCCGGCCTCGGGATCGCTGCGCAGCTTGACGACGTTGTTTTGCTGATCGGCCAGCACCGCCACCCGCTCCAGGGCCTGGGAGAAACCGCGGCGATCGAGCTTGAGGCTGTGGCTGAAGGAGGAGGGGATCAGCTGGTGGTAGTTCGGGTAGGCGCCGTCAAGCGTGCGGCTGGTGAGCTGCTGATCACCGCAAGTGGCCACCAGTTGCCCGCCGTGGTGGCACAGGGTCAGCGCTGCGCCAGGGCTGCCGCTGATCAACCGCTCCAGCTCGCGGATGCTGCGGGCGGGGATCGTGATCCCCGGTTGGCCGGTGTCGGCCGTCTCGCCGTCGTCGGTCACGACAAACACCGCCAAGCGGTGGCCATCGGTGGCGGCGCATTCGAGGCCATAACTGGAGAGCAGCAGGTGCACGCCGATGAGGATCTGCTTCGACTCTTCGGTGCTGGCGCAAAACGCCGTCGCACGGATCGCCCGGGCCAGGGCGTCGCCATCAATGATCATGGCGTCGCCAGCCGAGGACGGCGGATCCGGGTAGTCGTTTGGATCGGCCGCCGACAGCTGGTAGCTGCCGGTGAGGCTGGTGATGGTGGCCTGCTCCCCCTCGGCCTGAAGGGTGATCGGGCTGTCGTTGGCCAGGCGGGCCACGATGCCCCCCAGCAGGTGCGCCGGCAGGGCGGTGGTCCCACTGGTCTCCACGCTGGCGGGGATGGTGGCCTGGAGGCCCAGGGCGAGGTCGTAGCCGGTGAGGGTGAGCCGCCCCGTGGTGGCATCGGCCGAGAGTAGGACGGTGCTCAGGATTGGATGGGATGGCCGGCCGGAGATGGCGCGGCTCACCAGGGTCAGGGCCTGGTTGAGTTCGGCCTGGGAGCAGGTGAGTTTCATGGGGTTTTCTCGGAATACAAATCGCATCCACCGGTAATGGAAACGCTGGGGGTAAATCCGTTGGGCCAACCAGATAGAGGAGGAACGCGGTTTCCAGGATGCTGGCACCACCCATGCACTGGACTGTCACTGGCTAGCCTAAGATGCGTACAGGAAAAGCATGTAGAATCCCAGTTGGGATTGCGCCCATCGCTAACCATGTTATTTGGTGGGTTGTCATCGTTGAAGTCGGATTGGGAGCAGGTGAGTTTCATTGGGTTGGGTCGGATACTGGTTTTCACACCCAACCTGGCGTGAAGTTGTCAATAATGCTTAGAACTTCGTTTACGCCTAAGCCGTCCGAACGACTCAGTATTTCATCTCGCATTTCTGTAAATGCTTCCTGTGCTTCGACTTCCCTGGGGCTTAGCTCTCCCGCCTCCGCGGGGATGGGCAGCGGGAGGACCCAGTGGGGGAGCGAATGGGTATGCACCGACGGATCAGGACGGCATAAGCAGTAGTGGAAGTTAGTTGGATGCCACATCCAACATGTGCCCTGCGCATCGCACCACCCTTCGCGCTCCCATGGCTGCTCGCTCACCGGGGTGGGATCGGTAGCAGGCCGGCCCCAGCGGGCGAGGACGGCGCGGGCAAACTCCTCCGGCTTGCGGGCGGCAAACTCGAAGGCCATGGCTCGAAGCTCGTCGCGGGTCGGTCCAGCCGGCGCCAAGTAAGACCACGGCGCCTGGATCATCTCCACCTCCTCGACGGTGAACTCCGGCTCCGGCTTGGCCAGCTCGGCGCGGGCGCGGGCCAATAAAGCAGCGCAGTCACTGACCGCATAGTCATCTGGATTGCAATGAGCCGTAACAATGTCCGCAAGCTCAGCGCACAGGGTGCGGAATGTGTTCATGGGGTCTTCTCGGTGGGTGGATGTTCGCCGATGCCGTCCAGCCAATCGGCGGTCGTTGAGCTGCCGCCGTGCCGCTCCCGCAGGATGGCGGCCAGCTCACGAGCATGGGCCTGGCTGATGCGGCGGCATTGGCCACAGGGAGTGGCGCAAATAGGCGTGTCAGGGAAAATGTTGCTAGCCGAGCAAATAGTCAGCGCCAGGCGATCGGCGGGGGTTGGGGTGGTCATGGTGTGTTGGTGTCGGTTGTTTGCTGCAACTTAATAATTAGCCGATCTAGATACCATCTGGCCTTTTGCGCGTCTTGTGTTGGGTTACCTTTCAGCCACATCCGTAACAGATACTTGAGTACCTGCCACTGCAGGCCGGCCAGAACTGCACTCGGGGCGTTGGCTACAGCCTGCTCCAAAATGTCGATGACTTCGACGGGGCCGGCCGTGTAGTGGTCTGGGTGGTTGACGGGATCACTCGCGCCGCACCTCCCGCCCATGCCAAACGCAATCGCTCCCACCTCTGGCGATGGCTTGGTGGTAGCTCTTTAGCTGGCGGAATCGTCGGTCCGATCCAGGCCTCTGCTGTGCGACCTTGCTGCCATTGAACCCGCCAGCCAGGAAGCTCGTTGATCGCGGCCAGACGGCGCGAAACCTGGGACTGGCTGCAGCGCCATAGGAGTCGTAGCTCGCGTGTTGTGACCTGGCCTGGAGCCCTGTTCAGCTCAGCCAGCTGCAGTAGATCGAGCATCGCCCGGTCCCTGGTAAAACCGGCAGAACCTGGCTGACGGAGAGTGGCGATGGAGATCATCACGCCCCACCTCCATCCCCTGGCGGGTGCTCTGCGTTGACAGCCTCTGGCCAGTGGCGCATCAGCTCGCGGCTAACCACGCCCATGGCCCGATCGCGGCTGGGGCAGCGGTCGATCCTGATCCCCGGGTAGGGGCCATCGGGCCGCGGCCTCACGACACCCTGCCAGTAGCCGTCGGCGTCAGGCTGGGGCGCGACGGCAGCAATACACACAGCCTCGCCGTAGTAAACGCACCATGCATCCGGGGAATCGTGGTGCTGCTCCCAGGTAATGGGGCTCACGGCTGCACCTCCTCTGCTGGCAAATCCACGCACGGATCGAGCAGGCCAACATTCCCCAGGGCTCGCACCATCACCCACCAGGACCGCGAGCAATCCGACTCCCAGCACTCTTGGCACAAGGTCCCGCCGTGATCGTCGGGCCACCGCTCAGCGGGATCTGGGATGGCGCTGGAGCAGCTGCTACAGCTGATCACAGCTGCGCCTCCCCGCCAGAGGATCGGCGCAACTCGGGAAACGAGTCGCTGGGGTCGGGGTGGTGGACCTGCCAGAGCCAGCCGCCAACGAGCAGGAGGATCACCAGGCAGGGGATGCCGTAACTCAGCAGGCGGCACCGCAGCAGGCGACGGGAGTCGGCGCGGTCCTGCTCCAGTTCTCGGGTGATGTTGCGGGTCATGGCGCCACCGCCTGGCCGGTGCCGCTGCAGGCGTCGCAGGGCTTGTGCCCGATGGGGCCGGAGCTGTCGATTCTGGTGACCATCTGGCCATCGCCGCCGCAGCGGGTGCACAAGCCGGTTGCTTGTTGCCAGTCATCTTTGGCCTGTTCGATCTGCTCCCTGGAGACAAACACCTGTCGCATTTGCTGCTCTGGCGGAAACTTGGGCCTGCCCTTGTAGCGGCCACTTCTGTAGGTGCCGATCGGTTCGGCGCCGATCAGCTCAATGCCGATCGGTCCACAGCTGCGATATTTTCGCGGTTGCCACTCTGGCGGCAGAGAATACGCAGCACGGGCTGCCATGGCGTAGAAGTCGGGGGCTGGCATGGTTGGCGCCTCAGATCGGCCCATCGGCAACGGCACGCCGCTGCGATGGTGACTGCTGCGGTCGAGCAGCGGGACGGCTGGCGGGCTGCGCTGCGCCGTCGCCAAGCTCGCGGTCGCGTTTGCTGCCGAGTAATTCAAGGCTGTTGACTTTGACAACCGGCTTTGATCGTTCTTCGCCGGTTTGGCGATCGGTCCATTTCTGGGTCACAATACTGCCAGTAACGCAGATCTGATCTCCTCTCTTAACCCAGTCTGCCGCGATTTCAGCAGTCTTCCCCCACATTTCGAGATTAAACCATTCGGGGGGATCTTCCCGTTTAAACGAGTTGACGGCAAGCGTAAGGTTGGCAACAACCTTTCCGCCATCCAAATACTTAACTTCTGGATCTTTTCCAGTGCGTCCGATAAGGATGATTTGATTCATGGGAGGGTTAAGAGTTTGGGTTGAATTCGTTTGCCAGCGCTTGGCCGGCTTGGTTGCAACGGGTAACAGTGGCTTGGCTTGCGCCGTGCTGCGCCAGTCGCTGGAGAAGATCAAGGGGCAGCTCGGCCAGAACTGATCCAAGTCCGCCTGTCAGCTCCTGGCAAAGGGCGGTGATTCCGTCAGCCGTTAGCTCACTCTTCATGCAAGCCTGATCAGCCTGCATCACAAGGAGGTTCCGATCTGGTTCCGGCTCGGGCTCAGATTCAGCAACTTCGCGTTGCTGCTTGTCGTAAAGGGCTAGCCCGAAGGGGTTCCCAAACGTCATCAAGGCCCGCTTCATGGCGTCGGTCTCAGCCTCCTTTAAGGCTGATTCGTGGGCTTGGCCCAGATCCACGTCAATGCCGTGGCCGGCGCCGCAGCCATCGCGGACGATGGCGCCGACGCGGACGCGAACGCGGGCGGTGTAGGTCACGCCCCAGCCGGGCTTCTTGGCCTCTCCAATGGTTCGCTCCCGCTCGCTGACGCAGCGAGTTTCAAGGGTCTCGCGATCCCAG